TGGTTTGTGATAATGTTTTGCATAATGTGTCCTTTCGTGACAACGTGTTAACAAATAGTCAATCTCTGACTATCTTTATATTATAGCAAACGTGGTCAGGAATGTCAAGTAATGTGAAAACGTGTTGTTATATGGTTATGTGTGGTAGCTCGTGAAATGTTCTGTAATGTTCTGTGACTGTGGCGCGTAACGCCTTGGAAATGCAGGAATGTTCTTTTGTTCCTTCTGAAATGGAGTTTAACATCCGCGTCGAGGGTCGATCACGTTTTAGAACATTTGAAAATTATGTTAGTGAGTCACTAACATAGGATAATAATAATAGTAAAACAGAACATTACACTACTACTACAAGATTAAATAAGATTAGATACGTTTTGATAGGCACATATGCACATTGCCTATCATGCGTTACCACTGGCTACCACGAAAATATAATGTTCCACGAGTAGCCAAAAAAACCGAACATTGCAGAACATTCGAGCGAACATTAGAACATTAGAGGCTCAACGCTGCTCTGAGAACTGGTTTCATTTTGTTAGTGACTCACTAACAAGTTTATGTGCGCGGCAGTCATGCGGCTCAACGCTGCTCTGAGAACTGGTTTCATAGGCACAAAAAAAGAGGCACGACCGGAGCCGTGCCTAATTGTTATTTGTTTATGCTTTCAAGGTATCTAACGCGTCTGTTATATTCCAATGCGATAGCGTGCCGAGAATAACCGCGATAATGTCCAGTTTGTTCTGACATCTCTAACCATGCCAGCAATTCAGATAATGTGAGATCTTTCATAACGTGTTACCTTTCATAAAAAAATGGGCCTAGCGTGATTGCTAGGCCCATGTAGTGTTTAGTGCTTCACACCATGCAGGATACGCTTGCAGGTTTGGATAGCGGTATTGAGTGCTTCGAGATCGACGAAATCCACACCTTCGCGAGAGCATGGGATGCCTTCGCTATTCTCGATCACCTTAGTGCAATCCTGCAGATTATCAGCAATACGCTGGCCGTCTGATCTAACACGACTAGGTGTGCCACCTTCCGCGATCTCTTGACCGATCCTTTCTCTGCTTTCTAGTGACTTCTTATAGTCACCGCGAATAGCGCCGATTTGTTGTTGCCAGTACCTCTTGCTGAGCTTCTGAGCTTCAGTAAGAGACTTCGTAGGTGCGGCCAGTATCTTCTGAGTAGTGGCCGAAAAGCCTAGCACAATGGCCGCGTTGAATTCGTCAAACCATTGTTGACTAGCAGTAGACTGGCTAGGCTTATCACCTTTTGGCTTAGGTGATATCAGGTGTGTGCTAGGTATCTTTGCCTTATGCAATGTATCGACTAGGCTTGTTACAGCACGGTCACCGGATAACTTCTTTTGTGTAGTTGTCGTTACCTTGCTGGCAATTTCAACTGGTAGGCTTTGAACTTGATTAGTCATAATCGTGATCCTTTCATAGATCGTTGTGAAAAGCACACTGTGTGCCTTTCGATGATTAAATAATGACACGTTTTGGTGTGGAATGATAGGTAGCTTTGCAGATTAGTGTAGAATTTTGTTAGTGAGTCACTAACATTTACAGACTATACACTTTTCTGCCATACGCTGAACCCACCCGTACCCCATGCGCCGCTGTATGCTGTAGCTGTATGTCTGTCTATATATTAGCAATTTTCTCAAACAAATCGGTTTTCTCTGAGTTCGACCCCCCACCCCCCTAAATATGGGAACACCCCCCGGTAGGAGTCCCAACCTCCTTGCATAAAAAATAATTTTACTATATAGATTGATACGAACGGTTAATAACCTGCGAAAAAACATGAGTATACTAGTAGAACCAGAACTAGGTGTGGCGATTCCTGAAGAGCTACCGCCCATGGACCTGAAGAAACGCACTGACGCGGCTGCTGAAACCGCCAAAGAGCTTGCTGACCATGGTGTAAACCTAGAACCTACCAAAGAAGATGAGGATATTGCTGCCAGATTGGTCACGGCATACGCTGATGACCCCGAAAACACGTCTAAAAAAGTTACCACAAAGAGAGCAGCAACACTTACCCCGGCATCTCTAGTGCTTACAAACAACATTTTGCAGGAATTTGGCCATTCTGTAGTCGAAAGTGCGTTACAGGTACGTCACTTGGTGACTAACAAGCTCATAGATGAGACAGAAAACCCAGATCCAAGGGTGCGGATACGTGCTTTGGAGCTACTGGGTAAGATTTCTGACGTTGGGTTGTTTGCAGAGAAGTCCGAAGTGACCATTACACACCAGTCCACCGATGATCTACGAGCTAGGTTAAGGGAAAAACTACAAAAGCTGAATACACCAGAGGAAGATATACAAGATGCCGTCGTTATAGACGGTGAAGTTCTGGATGTTGACGCTGAACTAGGACTGGAGACAGAAGAATGAAGACTTTTTTACTGGTTATAAGTATTTGGGGCTTCACAGCAGAAAAAGAGTGGGTATATGTGGGTAATAATATAGTTTTAGATGTGCTTATGCCCATGGAAGAGTGCGATGCCATGGCTAGAAACTGGGTTTGGCGTGAAAATAATGTAAATTATAAGTTTATAGTGCATTGTGAAGAAGCGATACTACCTGCAGAGCCTGAAGAGAAGAAAGAAACATCATTGTGACGTCAGCTTTAGCTTCAGATTTTACTGATGGTGAAGTTCAACACATGTTGGACAACCTTGACCAGTTTACTGCTGAAGAAATCGTTGAAATAGACAAATTAATAGATGAACTGGACTCCCGAAAAGCTAATCAGGCGGCATTTGATGATCTGATTGAGTTTTGTAAGCGTATGCAGCCTGATTACATTGTTGGTAAGCACCACAGGATGCTTGCAGACATGCTCATGGACATTGCAGAGGGTAAAAAAGACAGAATATGTGTCAACATACCCCCCAGACACGGTAAATCGCAGCTTGTATCTATATTTTTCCCTGCTTGGTTTCTGGGTCGTAACCCCAACAAGAAGGTTATGATGGTGTCACACACCACTGATTTGGCTGTAGACTTTGGCCGTAAGGTTCGTAACCTGATATCTACAGATGAATATAGCACTATATTTCCTACAGTTAAATTAGCCATAGATTCTAAATCTGCTGGTCGATGGAATACTAGTTCAGGGGGTGAGTACTATGCGTGTGGTATTGGTTCATCCATTGCTGGTCGCGGCGCTGACCTCCTGCTCGTTGACGATCCCCATTCTGAACAAGATGTCATTAACGGAAATTTTGAAGTCTTTGAAAAAGCCTACGACTGGTTCACATTCGGAGCGCGGACACGACTGATGCCCGGAGGTCGTGTGGCTATCATACAAACACGTTGGCACATGGACGATCTGACTGGACGTGTAACCAGAGACATGGGACAAAACGAAAGAGCAGATCAATACGAGATCATGGAGTTTCCTGCCATACTGGACATCGTGAATAAGAAAACTCATAAGTCAGAACAAAAACCGTTGTGGCCTGAGTTCTTTGATCTTGACGCGTTACTACGCACAAAGGCGTCTATGCCAGCTTTTCAGTGGAACGCGCAGTATCAGCAGGAACCTACGGCAGAGGAAGCATCACTTATCAAACGAGAGTGGTGGGGCATATGGAAAGAAGAATATCCGCCCGAATGTGAATATGTGATAATGTCTTTGGATGCGGCAGCAGAAACACATAATCGTGCTGACTACACAGCATTGACGACATGGGGTGTGTTTTTGAATGAACAAGAGGACAATTATAATATTATATTGCTAAACAGCATAAAGAGGCGTATGGAGTTCCCAGAACTCAAAGAACTTGCCTTGGAAGAGTACGAAGAGTGGGAGCCGGACGCGTTCATAGTCGAGAAGAAAAACTCTGGCACGGCTCTGTATCAGGAGATGCGCAGGTCTGGACTACCGGTACAGGAATATACTCCGCACAGGGGTTCGGGAGATAAGTTGGCTCGTTTAAACTCTGTGTCAGATATCGTAGCGTCAGGACTTTGCTGGGTTCCTGAGACTCGCTGGGCCGAAGAAGTGGTAGAAGAGATTGCAGGATTCCCGTTTATGAGTCATGATGACTTGGTTGACGCAACTGTTATGGCTCTCATGAGGTTTCGTCAGGGAGGCTTTATACGCCTGCCTAGTGATGAACCGGAAGAGCAGCAGTATTTCAAACATCGTAGAGGCGGGTATTATTAGGGGTCAATATCATGGCAGTTGAAAAGGGACTATATCAAGCTCCTGTGGGTTTAGATGCAGAGGACGATAAATCCAAAGATCTGGAGATTGAAATCGTAAATCCTGAAATGGTGACTCTGGATGATGGTAGCGTAGAAATTACCATAGTCCCTGACGCAAAGCTTCCAGCTGACGTCGTCTTTGATGGCAATCTGGCAGAAGTCATGGAAGATACTGCTCTGATGTCTTTATCAGAAGATCTCATAGAGATGGTGGACTCCGACACTTATAGCCGTAACGAATGGGCAGATACATTCGTGAAGGGTCTTGACGTGTTAGGATTTAAGTATGAAGAGCGCACCGATCCTTGGGAAGGCGCTTGCGGTGTGTATTCCACTGTGTTGGCAGAAGCAGCCATAAGATTCCAAGCTGAAACCATGAGCGAAACTTTCCCTGCCATGGGACCGGTGAAAACCAAGATTCTTGGTGAAGAGACAAAAGAGAAGACTGAATCTGCTGCCCGTGTCAAAGCTGACATGAACTACGAGCTGACAGAGAACATGATAGAGTATCGTCCAGAGCATGAGCGTCTGCTCTACAGCCTTGGACTCGCAGGTTCTGCTTTCAAAAAGGTTTACTATGATCCAAACATGGGACGACAGGTTGCACTGTTTATACCCGCAGAAGATTGTATTGTACCCTACAGCGCATCTCATATAGAAACTGCAGAGCGTGTTACACACGTTATGCGCAAGACCAAGAATGAAGTAAAGAAGCTACAGGTCGCCAGATTTTATCGTGATATAGAGTTGTACGACCCACAACCATACCATTCTGACATTGAGATACGTAAAGCTGAAGAGGGTGGATACTCTCTTTCAGATGACGACAGACATACATTGTATGAGATCCACGCAGATCTTGTGATAGAAGGTTTTGATGATTCAGAAGATGAGATTGCAAAACCATATGTCGTGACTCTGGAACGTGGTTCAGGTGATATCCTGTCCATATACAGGAACTGGAACCCTGACGATCCTTACATGTTAAAGCGCCAACACTTTGTGCATTATGCTTATGTGCCGGGTTTTGGTTTTTATGGACTCGGGCTTATTCACATCATTGGTGGATATGCACGAGCAGGAACCTCCTTGATACGCCAACTTGTCGATGCCGGTACGCTCGCTAATCTGCCCGGTGGACTAAAATCCCGTGGCTTGCGTATCAAGGGGGATGACACTCCGATTGAACCGGGTGAGTTCAAGGACGTTGATGTGCCATCAGGTAGCATACGCGATAACATTATGCCGCTACCTTACAAAGAACCGTCACAGACACTTCTGGCTTTGCTGGATAAAATAACTAACGAAGGCCGCAGACTGGGCGCAATCAGTGACATGAACATATCGGACATGTCGGCTAACGCACCGGTAGGCACAACGCTGGCGCTTTTGGAGCGTACACTGAAGCCCATGGCTGCAGTGCAGGCCCGTGTTCATTACGCTATGAAGCAGGAGTTCAAGCTCCTCAAGGCTTTGATGGCAGAATACGCGCCAGCCGAGTATTCGTATCAGCCTGCACGAGGGGAGGTATCTGCCCGTCAGACTGATTACATGATGGTAGATGTAATACCTGTTAGCGACCCTAACAGTTCTACCATGGCACAACGTGTGGTGCAGTATCAGGCCGTATTGCAGATGTCATCTCAGGCACCGCAGATATATGACTTACCACAACTCCACAGGCAGATGATTGAAGTGCTAGGGGTAAAGAACGCAGATAAACTTGTTCCACTTAAGGAAGACCTGAAACCGGCAGATCCTGTCAGCGAGAACATGAACGCGTTGGTTGGTAAGCCGTTGAAAGCATTTATCTACCAAGATCACGATGCGCATATCGGTGCGCATATGGCCTTTATGCAAGACCCACAAGTTGCTCAGATGATAGGTCAGAATCCACAGGCAGGTCCAATTATGGCTGCACTGCAGGCCCATATTGCGGAACATTTAGGATTCAAGTATCGCAAGCAGATAGAAGAAAAGCTGGGCGCACCACTACCTGCACCAAACGAAGAGCTTCCAGAAGAGGTAGAAGTTCAACTTGCAAGAGTTGTTGCAGAGGCTGGCAAACAGCTCACACAGGCAAACCAGCAACAGGCCGCACAACAGGCTGCACAGCAGCAAGCGCAAGACCCCGTGTTTCAACTGCAGCAGCAGGAAATGCAGATCAAAGCACAAGAAGTGCAGCGTAAATCTCAGAAAGATGTGGCTGACATACAACTTAGACAGGAAGAGCAAAAACGCAAACTTGTTAAAGATATGGCAGATGCCAAACTTGAAGAGGAGCGCATCCAGCTTGAGAAGTTAGAGGTTGGGATTGATGCCAAGAAAGCCGGAGTAAAATTACGTGCGGATACCCGCAAAGAAAAAGAAAAAAATATTATCGAAGCCTCTAAGGTGATAACAGAGCTTAAGAGAGATATTTAAAAATGGCTAAAACCGTCTTTGACGTGCTTATTGAAAAACTAGATGAAGATAAATTTACAGCGTTACAGTTTCTTGGAGGGGGCGGAGCAAAAGACTTTGCTCAGTACAAGGAAATAACGGGCATGATACGAGGTCTAGATGCCTGCAAAAACTATGTAACAGACCTCTCGCGAAACTACATGGAAGATGATGATGAATAAAACAGTTGAAAAACTTGCACCCGAAGAAGATCTTGATGCACAGCTACCCATACCTTGTGGTTACAGACTTCTAGTAGCACTACCAGATGTAAGTGATCATTACGAAGGCAGCACTCTATTAAAGACTGATAGTGAAATAAAGAAAGAATACATCATGTCTATTATGGGTGTGGTCATTGATATGGGTGATGCCGCATATTCTGACAAGGATAGATTCCCTACTGGTCCTTGGTGTAAAGTCGGTGATTATGTGATGTTTCGCATGAACACAGGCACAAGATTTAAAGTAAACGGTAAAGAGTTCCGTTTGATGAATGACGATTCTGTAGAGGCAGTTATTCCTGATCCTCGTGGGATTTGCAAAGTCTAGGAGTAGATAATGGCGTTTCAAAAAGTTGAGTATGAGTTTCCTGATGAAAAAGATAAAAAGCCTGAGATAGAGGTGGAGGGTTCAGATGCCGTTGAAATTGATCTTTCTGGTAAGGCAGCTAAAGAGCCTGATCCAGAACCTGCGCGTGCAGACGATACTAATGATGACAAACTTGAGATTGAAGTTGTTGACGATACTCCAGAAGCTGATCGAAACCGCAAACCTTCTGAGCCACCAGCTGATGTCACTGATGAAGAACTTGAAGAATACTCTGATAAAGTTCGTAATAGAATCAAGCACTTCAGTAAAGGCTACCATGATGAGCGTCGTGAAAAAGAAAAAGCCATCAGGGAAAAACAAGAACTTGAATCTTTAGCTCAACGTCTTGTTGATGAAAATAAAGAGCTAAAAGGCACGGTTGGTAAAAATCAGTCAGCCATGCTTGATCAAGCTAAAAGATCGACTGAAGTTGAGTTAGCAAGTGCTAAAGCCGCATATAAAGAAGCTTATGAGGCTGGAGATGCAGAGGCAGTAGTAAAAGCACAAGAAAAGTTAACAGCTGCCACGATTAAATTCGATAAGCTAAACAATTTTAAACTTCCTGCTTTACAGGAAGAAGAAACTCCTGTTAATGTGTCAACAGAACCCGCCCAACAGGTGGCGGACCCCAAAGCTAGAGATTGGGCAACAGCTAATCCGTGGTTTGGGTCCGACGACGAAATGACAAGTTTCGCCATGGGTGTGCATAATAAACTAGCTAAAGACAACGTTGTTGTCGGAAGCGATGAATACTACGAGAAGTTAAATGCTCGTATGCGCCAAGTGTTCCCAGATAATTTTGAGGACACTTTAGAGGAAGTAGAGGTCGAGAAGCCGAAAAAACAAGCTAATGTGGTTGCTCCCGCAACGCGGAGCGTAGCACCTAAAAAGGTCAAACTAACGCAAACACAGGTAGCTATAGCTAAACGACTTGGAGTTCCTTTAGAATTATACGCCCAAAAGGTTGCAGAAGAAATGAGGAAAGACAATGGCTGAAAATCGTATAGATCGTGAACAGACCACTCGTGAAAAAACGACCCGCACTAGAGCTTGGCAAAGGCCAGAGACCTTGCCCTCACCAAATCCCGAGCCGGGTTACGCATTTCGCTGGATTAGAGTCGCCACGCAGGGGCAAACTGACGCCACTAACGTTTCCTCAAAATTTCGTGAAGGTTGGGAGCCTGTAAAAGCTTCGGATCATCCTGAGATTACAATGGTTACTATTGAGAACGAGAAGTTCAAAGATAACGTTGTGATTGGTGGTCTTATTCTTTGTAAAGCTCCAGAAGAACTTATTGCAGAACGCAAAGCCTACTACGAAAGTCAGACGGAAGGGCAGATGCAATCAGTTGACAACAACCTTATGAGAGAAAACGATCCTCGGATGCCGCTTTTTCATGAGCGTAAAACAAAAGTTACTTTTGGCTCTGGGGGTTAAGTAAAAACCTTTTATGTCTGGAGACAAATAGATGGCATATCCTACCATTGATGCCCCATATGGCCTCCGCCCAATCGGAATGATTGGTGGTCATAGCTATGCGGGTTCTACACGTAAGATCCCCATCGCTTCAAACTACGGTACGGCTCTCTTCTATGGAGATGTGGTGCAGTATAAGAACGATGGAACCATCATTATCACCACATTACAGAACGATACTTCTGTAGTGGCCGGTGTTATTGGTGTGTTTATGGGTGTAAGTTACACCGATCCGAATACGAACCAGTTAACATTTCGCCAAAGCTATCCCGGCAGCATTGTAGCCGATGATATCGAGGCATATGTGTGTGACGATCCTAACGTACTGTTTAAAGTAGTAAACTGCACAGGTGCCTCTGCTGATGGCGCTGCTTCAGGACTGCTTCCTGCATTTGTTAGCCGTGCTAACGCAATCTCCTGTAATGCGGAGCTTGTGCTTAACACTGGTGTGACAGCATCAGGTAACAGCCGTATGGGTGTATTTATTAACAATGTGGCCACAATTCTGCCAATCACTGTTGTTGATGTCGTTCCTGACACCAAGAATAGTGACGGTAACTTTGTTGAGTTTATTGTTAAATTTACACAGGGTTATCAACGTTATCAGCAAACCGCTGGCGTATAAGGAGGAGTAGATAATGGCTATTTCACGCGCACAACTACTTAAAGAACTCCTTCCCGGCCTGAACGCTTTGTTCGGATTGGAGTACGCAAAGTACGGTGAAGAACATGCAGAAATCTTTGAAACAGAGACTTCTGATAGATCTTTTGAAGAGGAGACCAAATTATCGGGCTTCTCAGCAGCACCAGTCAAAAACGAAGGCTCTGCCATCGAATATGACAACGCACAAGAGGCGTTCACCGCTCGCTATTCACACGAAACAGTTGCAATGGGCTTTTCAATTACTGAAGAGGCTATTGAAGATAACCTGTATGACTCACTGTCATCTCGTTACACTAAAGCGCTGGCTCGTGCGATGGCATACACAAAACAAGTTAAGGCAGCAAATATCCTGAATAACGCTTTTGCTGCTGGTACTACATATGGAGATGGTAAGTCTCTGTGTGCCACAGATCACCCACTTGTGAGCGGTGGAACTAACTCTAACGAACCTGCAACTGCAGCTGATCTTAACGAGACTTCACTTGAAGCTGCCGTTATTCAGATTGCTGGTTGGACAGACGAGCGTGGTTTGCTGATTGCTGCAAGACCACGTAAGTTAGTGATTCCACCGAATCTACAGTTTGTGGCGACTCGTTTGCTAGAAACTGAAGGACGTGTGGGTACAGCGGATAACGACCTTAATGCGCTTCGCAATAACGGTTCTATCCCAGAAGGCTATGTAATCAATCACTATTTGACTGATACAGATGCTTTCTTCCTTATGACTGACGTTCCAAACGGCTTGAAGCACTTCGTACGTAGCCCAATGGCTACCGCTATGGACGCTGACTTCAGCACTGGCAACAGCCGGTACAAAGCCCGTGAGCGTTACTCATTCGGTGTATCCGATCCATTGGGTATCTTCGGCTCACCCGGAGCTGCTTAATTAGATTAGAGGGGGGTGGCTTGCTGCTCCCCTCTTTTTATTATACGATGAATTATTCCTGACAGACCCACCGGGGGTCTGACACTAGCCAAGACAGGAGACGTACATGGCTAATACTACCTTCAACGGTGCAGTGCGCGCCGAAAATGGATTTAAAGTTATAACCAAAAGCTCCACTCTAGGGACTTTCACAGAACAGTTAAACGCCACCAGCGGTGGTTCTTTAGAAGTTCAAAAAGTTGCTACATCTGGTAGAGACAATATTGTTGCAGCAGGCACAACTGTAGGTGCAAACAACGCTAGTTTAGGCACTGCAGCTACAATCTTTAATGTCGCTCCAAATGCACATGGTTCTGGTATTGCTGACGCAGCTATCAACACCTTTATAAACAAGATCGGCGGAGATATTGTTACAACAATTCTTGTTGATTTGCACGGTGGTCTGGCTTCTGGTGGTGCTGCTAACGACGTTATCGGCACAGATGGTGGCGCTGCAAACGCATACATTGCAGAGTTAACAAAAGAAGTTAACGGAATCCCATACAAAATGGAGTTTATCTGTATCGAAGTTCCAACTGGTGGTGATCCAGACATCAATCTCGTTTGTTCCGCAACAGGCACAACTGCAGAAAACGCTGCCGTGACAAGCGGGACAGTGTTGTTTAACAATGGCGACTTAACATTAGGTCTTCATAACGAAGCAGATGCAGGTTCAACCTTAGCAGCGTTAAGTAAAAAGTTTCTGTACCTGACTTGTGGAGACGCCACAGAGGCCGCTTATACAGCTGGTAAAATTGTGATTAAAATTCACGGTGCAGCTTTTGATTTTAATAATGGCTAATATTAACAGAGAGGAGAATACTCCTCTCCTTTCTTGAAGGAGATTGATATGGGCCATAGTTCAGATATAAAAGCTAAATTCATCAGCGATGAAAATGCGTCAGATGATGATCGTCTAGTAACGGCAGCAAGGCCAAACACTAGCGCTACAATGGCGAATACAACTTTTGCCGGAGGTGGCGCTAGAAACGTAACTGTCACCACCACTGGCAGTAGTGATAACGCAAAGACTTGTACCATCACAGGCACAGATGTTTTTGGTAATGCTATGACAGAGGTTATAACTTCTACTGGCAGTGCGGCTACTGTTTCAGGCACTAAATTGTTTCTTACAGTGACGGCTGTGGAATGTTCTGCTCAATACGCAGCGAACATTAAAGTCGGGTCAGGTGATCTTTGCGCGGAAGCCATAAACGGAAGTAACAGAGTCAGGCTCAAAGGGTTTTCTATAGTATCTGGCGGCACAGCAGGAACAGTGGAGTTTATCAATAATACTCCAGAGAATGGTTCTGCGGTGTTTAAGTCTCGCACTATCGGAACTGATAATACCACATTAGACAGAACTATACCGGCAGACGGTGTTTTGTTTGAAGATGGTATGTCAGTCAAATACACGATAGCTACTATAGACATGATGACTTTTTTCCATGGCTAGGCGAAAAGGCACCATGAAGGGTCATAGCATCAAGGGGGGTCACAAAAGACCCACCAAAGCTGGTGCGGGTATGACGGCAAAAGGTGTTGCTAAATACCGTAGAGATAACCCCGGAAGTAAATTAAAGACCGCTGTTACAGGCAAAGTAAAACCGGGCAGCAAAGCTGCTAAACGGCGTAAATCGTTTTGCGCTCGTTCTGCGGGACAAATGAAGAAGTTCCCAAAGGCAGCTAAGAATCCTAACAGCAGGTTGCGTCAAGCAAGACGGAGATGGAAATGTTAAATGCTCAGTTTATAGCAGGCACTCTATTCGTCGCTTTTGTTGGCTTGTGCGTAACTGGGCTTACGTGGATATCATCAACTTTGTTAGAGGTTGATAAGAACGTGGCTGTTATTGCAGTTAAAGTGGATAATAACAGTCAGAAGATAGACGAACTACACACTATGTTAAAACCCATGTGGGAAGATTTTACAGGCAGACAATACGAAGATAATCTTGCATGGAGCAAAACCGAAAGATGATAAATGCCATACTTACAATCAAATATACCACACTTCAACGCTTGGGTTCGGAGAGAGTACACTAAGAATTTTGAGGAATATCATGGAGAGTTTTTACATGCTATGGTGGTTGCCGTGACTACGATGCCCAACCGCACTCTTAGTTTTCAAGTCATATTCACAGGATGTGAGTCTGACGATACTGACGATCCTAACGTACATGGTGGCGCTATGTGGGCTAGGATGCCTCTGACAGCGCTTGTGGCTGATGTACCCTATGAAGAGTGGCCTACAGAGCTACCACCCTACCTAGCCCAACCTTGGGACTGTATGTCCCATTATCATGCAGTTTATAAGATTGAGCGGGCAACACCTGCACCTTGGATAGCCAAGGTAGATGGTGAGTTTTACCCCGCTAAATACTATTTCACTGTAGATTATACAGACAGTGAAGTAGCCGACCATCCTGCACAACATAAACAAAGTCATGTATTGGAGTTGTTAGACGCAGGAGAATATACAGGTAACATTGTAGCGTTACCTAACAACCGGGTGCGTGTTACGCATCCTGCGTGGTTTGAAACAGGGCAGGGCGCTCCAGACTTCAGACCGAACCAACATACTTTTAATTCTAAAGAGAATGTAAGTTATGTTTGGGATACTGAGCGTGTGTTTAACAACTTGTATAAGGAAGAAAAAGATGGCTAATGGATTTAGAGGCGAGCAGTCCGCAAAAGCGGCAAAAAAGAGAAGCAAAGATTTTGACTTCCCAGAGAAAGCATTTGGTGCAGGAAAGAAGAAACCCGCAAGTAGAGCCGCTAAAAAAGCGGCTCCAAAAGGTATGGCTGACAGAAAAGGCAAGGGTCCAGCCAGAACTATTGCAGAGGCAAAACGGCGTGGGCTTAGCACTTTCACCGATAAATCAGGTAAGAAAAAAGCTGCGGTTACAGCGGAAGAGTTGAAAGCGTCAGGTTTGTCTTTGCGTGATTATCTTAACAAGCAACAGGGTAAGACTCGTGCAGGACCAAAGGCTCCTACAACCAAACCAACGTCAAAACCTAAAAAAACTCCAGTTCAAGTCCCCATGGGTAGTGGTAGAGCTGCTGCACCAAAGAAAACTCCAGTTCAAGTCCCCATGGGTAGTGGTAGAGCTGCTGCACCAAAGAAAACTCCGATCCAAGAGGATTTAGGTTCTGGAAGGCGTCCTCCTAAATCAGTCCTTGCACCAAAAGAAGGGGGTACTAAGCCACCTTCAACTGCTTTTGCACCAAAAGAAAGGGGTACTAAGCCACCTTCAACTGCTTTTGCACCAAAAGAAAGAGGCAGGCGAGGAACTGGTGGCAAAGGAACTCCTTACATGGGTATGGGTATGAAAGCCGGTGGCATGAAAAAAGGCTATTCCATGGGCGGCATGAAGAAAAAAGGCATGGCTGCTGGAGGTCTAAACGCCGCCATCAAAATGGTGGACAAACAGAAAAAAGGTATGGCTGCTGGTGGCATGAAGAAAAAAGGTTACTCCATGGGCGGTATGCGTAAAAAAGGCTTTTCTGCCGGTAAGTCGGTTCGTGGTGTAGGTAAAGCCACTAAAGGCTTTCGTCCAGTTAAAATGGTTATGATGACTAAGGGTGGTAAAAAAGGCGGTAAGAGAAGAAGCTGATAGATGGTTGCAAAGATATCTACGATAAAACGTAAGATAAAAACTGGCGAAAAGATGGGTTTTAGTGAGAGAGCTAGAGCCGTCAACAAGGGGCTTTTACCAAGTGCGAAAAAGAAAAAGAGATCCAAAAGTAGGAACAGGAAAAAAGCCAAAAGGTAGTGGTCGCAGGCTTTATACTGATGAGAATCCCAAGGATACCGTGGGTATAAAGTTTGCTACTCCTGCTGACGCCAGAGCAACTGTGGCAAAGGTAAAGAAAGTAAATAAGCCTTTTGCCAGAAAGATACAGATACTTACTGTTGGTGAACAGAGAGCCAAAGTCATGGGTAAAACCGAAGTTGCCAGAATATTTAGGCAAGGTAAAGAAAGCATAAGGAGGGCTAGAAAAAATGCCTAAAGACGCTTGTTATCACAAAGTAAAAGCTCGCTATAGAGTGTTTCCGAGCGCTTATGCTTCAGGGGCCATTGCGAAATGTAGGAAGGTCGGTGCGGCCAACTATGGCAAAGGCAGCAAAAAGAAGAAGAAAGCCACTGGGGGCGTTGTAAATTTTGACGGTGGTGGTTTGGCCAGACGTAGAAGAAAAAGACCCACTAAAAACGGTAATGTGGCTAGAGGTTGTGGGATAGTTAGTCGTCGTAAAGTTACAAAGTACGTGTGAGTTATTTATGGCAGTCAGGAAAACAAAAAGCGGTCTAGCCTTAAAACGCTGGTTTAAGGAGGATTGGAAAGATGTACGCACTGGCAAGAAATGTGGCAGACAAAAGGGTGAGAAACGCGGAACTCCTTATTGTCGTCCTTCCAAGCGTATTTCTTCAAAAACTCCTAAAACTACTGGAGAAATGACGGCTGCTCAGAAACGTAGTAGGATTGCGCAGAAGAAGAGAATCGGACAACCAGCGGGTAAACCAAGGCGCGTTAAGTCGTTAAGAAGGAAAAAGTAAATGGCTACATCAGGCACCACCGCATTTGATATGGATTTCACTGAAATCGCTGAAGAAGCGTGGGAGCGTGCCGGACGTGAGATGCGGTCAGGTTACGATCTCCGCACAGCTCGTAGATCTATGAACCTGATGACTATTGAGTGGCAGAACCGTGGTATCAATATGTGGACTATTGATAGCGGGACGATATCTGTTGCTGCAGGCACGTCTCAGTATAATTTACCTGCGGATACTATAGACCTGTTAGATCAAGTGATCCGCACAAACGCAGGTAATGCAGCCACACAGTCTGATCTCACCATAACACGTATTGGTGTTAGTACTTACGCGTCTATCCCAAACAAGTTAACATCTGGTAGGCCGATACAGGTATTTGTAGAACGGTTAGCCACACCTAGAATAAACCTGTGGCCTGTGCCAGATCAGACATATACGTTCGTATATTTTAGGATGAGAAGAATAGAAGATGCTGGTAACGGCGTTGAAACAGCAGACGTGGTGTTCAGGTTCTTACCGTGCCTTGTGGCTGGTTTGGCGTATCACATAGCCATGAAAACACCAGAGCTGGCTGATAGGGTTGCTATGTTAAAAGCAGCTTACGATGAGCAATATAATCTGGCTGCAGGCGAGGATAGAGAGAAAACATCTGAGCGATATATACCGAGAGTTGCTAGGATTTAAGTATGTCTAACAGATTCGCATCCACAAAAAGAGCTATCGCAGAGTGCGATATATGTGGATTTAGATATAAATTACGTGATTTACGTAATATAATAAGAAAAGGTAACGATACTAATCTAAAGGCATGTTATGAATGTTATGATCACGATCACCCACAACATAAGTTAGGTATGTTCCCTGTGGATGATCCGCAAGCAATACGAGATCCAAGACCAGACTTTGCTGGTTATGCAGAAAGTAGATCATTTAAGTATTCGGGGTCTTTGGATAATAAACTAGAGTTCGTTATGACCGCATCTGTAGGTTCGGTCACAGTATCAACTTCATAGGTAAAACAATGGCAATGACGAGGGCAAACATGAGCAAGCAAACAAGCAACCCCCCTTCC